CGAGCTAGCCGCCTTTGATGAAGACATCGAGAAAGAGGGTTCGCCTACCACGCTGGGGGATAAGCGCCTGGAAGGCTCCACCTTCCCGAAGTCGATTCGTGGCTCCACGCCTAAGGTGCGTGGCCAGTGCCAAATCGAAGCCGCTGCGGATGAGTCACCGCACAAGCTCAACTTTCATGTGCCGTGCCCGCACTGCGGGGAGGAACAAATACTCAAGTGGGGCGGGCAGGATGCAGGCTTTGGCATCAAGTGGGATGAAGGGAAGCCGGAAACCGCGTTTTACCTCTGTGAGCATAATGGCTGCATGATCAAGCAGCATGAGCTGCAGGACGAAAGCCGAGAGCACAGCATTAAAGATGGCGTTTGGGTCTGCTCTGAAACGGGGATATGGACCCGAGACGGTATCGACTGGTTTAGCGCATTACATGAGCCAATCCCAACGCCGGACAGCATCACGTTTTACCTCTGGACAGTGCTAAGCCCCTTTACCACCTGGGAGCGCATTGTGCGCGACTTCCTCAAGGCCAAAGGGTCACCCTCCAAGCTAAAAACGTTCGTCAACACCACGCTAGGCGAAACCTGGGAAGACGAGCTAGGCGAAAAACTGGAATGGGAAGCTATCTACGGCAGGCGGGAAGTTTACCCGCAGGTGCCCGACAGAGTAGTAGCGCTAACCGGTGGCATTGATACCCAAGATGACCGCTACGAAGGCCGCGTGTGGGGCTGGGGCAAAGACGAAGAGTGCTGGCTGATAGACCGCTGGATCATCTACGGCGACCCAGCAGGCCCCGAGCTTAAGCGCAAAGTCGCTCACAAGCTGCACCAAGGGTACCAGCGCACCGATGGCAACTGGATGCCCGTGATGCGTTGGTGCTGGGACTCTGGTGGCCACTACACCGATGAAGTGTACGCCATGAGTAAGCAGCAGGGCCCGTACTGGGTGATTCCCATCAAGGGTGCCAATAAGTACGGCAAGCCGATTGCCAACATGCCGCGCAAGAAAACCGCCAAAGGCGTTTTCCTCACTGAAGTGGGCACCGATAACGCCAAAGAAACCATCTACAACCGCCTTAAGCTGCAGCCCCAACCCGGCATGGCCGTGCCCGGCTGTGTGCACTTGCCCTCTAACGATCTCATCTGTGATGAAGACGAGATCAAGCAGCTAACGGCTGAAATCAAAGTGGCCAAAATCGAAAAGGGCCGGCGCGTTTACCGCTGGGATGCAGGCGGCCGTCGTAACGAAGCGCTTGACTGTTTCGTGTACGCCCTTGCCGCGCTACGCATTTGCCAGCAGCGCTTTGGCCTAGACCTCAACGACCCCGCCACGCTGGCGCCGCGACCTAAGCGCAAGCGTTCCCGCGTGGCCACTAAGAGCAGCTTATGACCACGGAAACCTATACCGAGCGCCTCACTAAGGTACGCACGGCTATCGACAAGATCCTGAGCGGCTCGCAGTCATGGCGCTTTGGCGATCGGCAATACACCCGGGCAGACCTGCCCACGCTGTACAAGATGGAAGAGCGCTTCGAGCGGCTAGCCGCCAAAGAGAGAGGCGCCACCGCCTCAGGTGGTCGTAACCGCATTCGCTACGTTGGGTTTTAATCATGAAGCTATTTGGCCGCTCCAAAGGCAACGCCGCAGAGCAAAAGCGTGAAGAGGTGATGCGCCAGGAGTTTGAACGCTTGGCAGGCACGCAAGGCCGCACGCGGGCTAATAGCGGCAGCGAAACCCGCCACCGTGGCGCAAGCCGCATGATTCGCTCAATGCTCAGCTGGCTGCCTGGATTGGGAAGCCCCCGGCAGGATACGCCAACAGGCGAGCGGGAAATGCTGATTAGCCGCACCCGGGATGCTTACCGCAATCACATGCTGGCGCGTGCCGCCGTGAACCGTGCTGCAACCAACGTGGTAGGCATGGGGTTAACGGTTCGGCCTAACGTGGATGGCGAGGCGCTGGGCCTCGATGACGATGAAACCGATAAGCTGAATGATGAGTTAGCCCGCGGTTTTCGCTTGTGGGCAGAAGATCCCGCCGAGTGCGATGTGGAAGCCGGGCTGGATTTTTACATGCTCCAACGGTTGGCCTTTATCAGCGCGCTAGTGAGTGGTGACGTTCTCGCTATGACACCAGACGACCAGCGCCCAGGCTGCCTGTTTGGTACCAAGCTGCAGCTGATTGAAGCCGAACGCGTGGGCAACCCGCTGACGGATACGCCCACGGAAAGTGATGGTGTTCGTGTTGATCGGCTCGGCAAGCCCACGCATGTGCGCGTATGTAGTGGCTACCCCAGCGACTACACCACATCGCAAGAGTGGGACTGGTATCCCATTTTCGGGGCGCAAACCGGCCGCCGCCGCATTCTGCACTTAATGAATGAGAAAGGCCGCCCTGGCCAAGTACGTGGTGTGCCTTACCTGGCGCCTATTTTAGAGGCGCTGCAAAAGCTGGAGCGTTTCTCACAGGCCGAGCTTACTGCCGCTGTGATTAGTGCCATGTTTACCGTGGCCATCAAACACACCGCTACCGACGACCCGGATATGTCCGCCGGCGGGCCGATGTGGAGCGATGACAGCGACGACCCCAACAAGCCAGACCGGCCGGTGGTCACCAGTTCAGGCGAGCAGCCCAATGAAGGCGACAGCCTCACGCTAGGCGAGGGCGCTGTGTGGGATCTAGAAGAGGGCGCCGAGCCGGTCACGATTAACCCCAACCGGCCCAATGCGCAGTTTGACCCGTTCTTTGTCGCCATCGTCAAAGAGATGGGCGCAGCGCTAGAAATGCCCTCCGAGGTGCTGCTGATGCACTTCAGCACCAGTTACACCGCCGCCCGCGCCGCCTTCAACCAGCTTTGGAAGTTCATCAAGCAGCGCCGCCACCACCTCACGGTTCAGTTCTGCCAGCCCACCTATGAGCTGGTGATCGATGAGTTGGTCGCGCGCGGCATCGTCAATCTGCCCGGCTACCGCGACCCTGCCAAGCGCCGCGCTTACACCAGAGCGCTATGGATCGGTGAGCCGCTCGGTTCGCTGAATGAGCAGGTAGACGCCAGAGCCGCCACCGAGCGTATCGCCAATGGCACCAGTAATGAGCACATCGAAACCATGGCGCTGCATGGCGAGGACTGGGAAGACGTACACCGCGACCGCGCCCGAGAGATCCAGCGCAAACGCGCCGAGGGCGTGCCCATCTACGTGGGCGGCAAAGTGCACGAACAAGAACCCGCCAGCACTGCTGACGAATAGACCAGGAGACACACCATGACCCTGCCGCGTACCGCGTTTGAGCTAGCGGCCAATCACACCTGGCTGATCACTGCCGAAGCGCTGGATACCGTCATGGCGGTGGCCGCGCGTGAAGGCGACGTGCAGGCGCTGGAAGCCAAGCTAGGCCGCCCGCTAGACAACACGCGCAACGTCACTGTGCGTGATGGGGTGGCCGTTATCCCGGTGACAGGCCCCATCTTCCGCCATGCCAACCTGATGACGGAGATTAGCGGCGCCACGTCTACCGGCAGCCTCGCCACCGATATTCAGGAAGCGCTTGATAACCCCAGCGTTAAGGCGCTGCTACTGGATGTGGACAGCCCCGGCGGCGAAGCGACAGGCATTAACGAGCTGTCGGAAATGATCTTTCAGGCCCGCGCCAAGAAGCCCGTTAAGGCCTATGTCGGCGGCATGGGCGCAAGCGCCGCTTACTGGATTGCCAGCGCTGCTGACGAGGTGGTGGTAGACGATACCGCCCAGCTAGGCAGCGTGGGCGTGGTGCTGAACATTCGCAAACGCGACGACCGAGCAGGCGAGAAAACCTACGAGATTGTCTCCAGCAACGCACCCAACAAGCGGCCAGACCTGGATACCGAATCTGGACGCGCCCAACTTCAAACCCGCACCGACGAATTGGCAAACGTGTTCCTCGACAAAGTGGCCCGCAATCGCGGCATCCCACGCGAAGAGGTGAACGACCGTTTCCGCCAGGGCGGCATCGCCACTGGTGCACTCGCCGTGGAGGCCGGCATGGCCGACCGCCTCGGCTCACTAGAGGGCCTGATTGCCGAACTGGCAGGCTCAACTTCATCTTTCAGCACACAAAGGAGCGTCAAGATGACGACCGTTAAAACCACGGCGGAATTGCAGGCCGCCATCGAGGCGGGCACCGACCCTAAAACCATCCAGATTGCCGAGCCGGAAGCGGTCGACACGGACAAGATCCGCGCCGAGGCCACACAAAGCGAGCGCGCGCGCTGCAAGGGCATTATGGATCTCGCCTCGGCAGGTTTTGAGAAAGAAGTGGCGGCTGCCATTGATGAGGGCGCAAGCGTCGAGGCCACTGGCCTAGCGCTCTTCAAAGCCGCTCAAGATCGCGGCATTAACCTGCAGGCCATCCAGTCTGATGGTGCTGGCGCACCCACCGCCGCGCCGCCTAAAGAAGACACCGAAGCGGCAGAGCGCGCCCAAGGCGTGAATGCCATTACTGCACGCTGGAAGAACGGCTAGCCCGGCAAGGCCACGCCTCTTTTAGCGCCCTACGCCACCACCTATTCAAGAGATTTTCTCCATGCCTTCAATGACCGTTAACCAGCACCCTGAAGCCGCCGCGCTGCTAGCTGGTGATTTCCCACGCCGTTTTATGACCATCACCGTGGCCTCTGGCCAAGTACAGCCCGCTGGTGCCGTGATGGGAGAAGTGACTGCTGATGAGAAATACATTCTCTCGGCTTCCGCCGCGACCGATGGCAGCCAAACGCCCAGTGTCATCCTCTGGGAAGCCGTCAACGCCACTGACGGCGATGTAGAAGCCGAGGCGCTGATCTGTGGCGACGTGCGTGGCGAAAAGCTCACGCTAGGCACTGGCCACACCGTGGCGTCGGTGCGCAAAGCGCTGCGCTCGCTCTCCCTTTTCGTTCGCTAACACCGCCGCCAGGGGCTAAGCCCTACGCCGCTGGTACTCACTCTCAGGAGAACCCCCATGCCCATGGATCTATTTGAACCACGCACGATGCTGGAGGCGGTCGAGCAGATGAAGCGCGCTCGCCGCTTCCTCGGCACCACCTTCTTTGGCGCGAGCCCGGTGAATTTCGTCACCAAGCATGTCGACATCGACATCATGAAAGGCCAGCGCAAAATGGCGCCATTTGTGCGCCCCAATCGCCCCGGCCAAGTGGTGGATCGTACCGGCAGCGTGATGCGCAGCTATACGCCGCCCTACATCAAGCCAAAACTGGAAACGAGCGCAGGCCTGCTGCTGAATCACCGTCAGCCAGGGGAACACATCTACTCAGGCCGCACGCCGCTTCAACGCGCAGGCGAGCAGCTGGCGCGTGATATGGAAGATCTGGACGATCAGATCAACCGCCGCGAAGAGTGGATGGCCGCCCAGGCGCTCACAAGCGGCCAAGTGCACGTCGTGGGTGATGGCGTTGATGACATTATTGATTACCAGATGTCAGCCACTCACCTAGTCACTGAGGCAACGCTTTGGTCTGCTGCTGGCTCTGACCCGATCGCAGATCTGCGCAAGTACAAGCGCCGTATTGCAAAAGACAGTGGCCGCACCGCGAACGCTGTAGTAATGAGCGCCGAAGCGGCGGACGCCTTCCTCGATAACGAGTCGGTGATCCAAAAGCTGAACACACGCCGTATTGATCTCGGCATGATTCGCCCGGAAGAACTACCCGATGGCGTGACCTATCTGGGTTACCTCAACGACCCCGGCCTGGATCTCTACTCCTATGAAGAGTGGTACCTGGACCCGGCAGGCGATGAAAAGCCGATGATTCCCGCCGGTGGGCTGGTCATGGGCCCCACCACCAGCCGTTGCGGCATGCTCTATGGCGCGATTCAGGACATGGAAGCCATCGAAGGCGGCATGTTCGATGTAGCCCGCTACCCGAAAAGCTGGATCGAGAAAGACCCCAGCGTGCGCTGGCTGATGATGCAGTCCGCACCGCTGCCCGGCTTCCATGAGCCCGACGCCTTCGTTTACGCCAAGGTGGTGTAAGCCAGCACGAACCGACAAGCCCTGCCGTGGCGCGGGGCTTGTTCTCACGGTAAATGGGGAGTATTCGCAATGTCTCAGCAATTTGTAGTGGTGCGCGGCCAAATCGAAGAAGGGAAAAAGGTACTTGCCAAGCAGGACTCACCCTTCACACCTCGAAATAAGGAAGAGCAAGAGCGCCTGCTGGCCTCTGGCGTGATTGCGCCGGTGATCGAGTCAGAGGAAGAGCTGCTCGATGATGACGGCGACGAAGATCAAGGCAGCGATGATGACCAAAGTGGCGATGATGAACAGCAGCAACCGCCTGTCCAGCCGGACGGTGATGCCTCGCCAGCCAAACCCGCGGCCACTAAGCGGCCAAGAAAATAATGAGCGCGCTTGATGAGGAAATGATGGGTGATATGCCCGACATTTTCGCAGATGCAGGCGACCCTGTGGACTACCAAGGCGCAGGCTTCACCGCAAATAGCGTGATGGCAATCAAGGACGACAGCTTCGAAGTGTACGACCAGGATCAGGTCGCCATGCGCGTAACCACGATGAGCGTACAGAACAAAGACGTTGCTACGTCTCGCCAAGGCGACCGCATTGTGACGCCCAGCCGGACATGGATTGTGCAGCAAATCCTAGAGGATGATGGTCACGTCAAGCGCCTCTGGGTCTCCTAACGCCAAGGGGGGAGTATGCCCAACCTACAGTTTGATGTTCGTGAACTGCAGGAGCTGAAACAGCAGTTCGACCCAAAAGACGTAGAAAAAGCGCTGAGCTGGGCAGTGAACGCCACCGCGCGAAAAGCCGCAACAGAGATCAGCAAAGAGACACGAAAACGCTACACCGTGAGCGCGGGCGATATTCGTAAGCGCCTGCGTATTGAACGCTACCGCCGCGATGTTGACCGCGCGATTCTCTATACGGGCCGACGTTTGCCGCTGGTTCAGTTCAAACCCTCTGAGCGTTGGGTGTCTGTGAATCCCAAACGCCGCGTTCAAAGCGGCCCACGCAAGGGCAGCATGGCCCGCCGCCGGGGTGTGAGCGTAAGGGTTCGGAAAGACAAAGGTCGTCAGTTAGTACAAGGCGGCTGGTTGGCTAAAGGCCATATCCTGCGGCGTAAAGATAAAGGGGATACGCAAAGCCAGCCCATCATGCGCTTTGGCCCATCCATTCCAGAAATGGTGGACAACCCGCAAGTGATTGAAGCGGCGCAAGACCTAGTGCGTAAAGACCTACCCCAGCAGTTTAACGACCGGCTGAACTACATCCTCAACCGCAAAGCAGGCCTGACATGACCGACCCGGACATTATCGACGACCTGCTGGCGCGTTTGCGCGAACAGTGCCCAGGCATGGCCACCGTACAAGAAGCGTGGTTTGCCGACCCCATCGACAACTTCGAGGCCCAAACCCCCGCCGCGCTGGCCTATTTTGCGGAGGATGCCGCCAAAGGCGATGCCCAGACCACGCGCCCAGTGCAGGAAGTACGGCTGACCTACGGCATTTGGCTGGTGTGCAAGCGCAGCGAGTTCAAAGCCCAGCGGCAAGCATTGCGCGAAGCGCTGATGGGGCACGGCTTTAGCCCCCAGCACAACCCGATGCAATACCGGGGAGGGCAAACGACCGACATTCGCGGCGAGCTGATCTGGTGGCGAGAGTTCTGGACCACCGACACTTGGCTGCGCAATTAGCCATCACCACCACCCAACACCCCGCCGCGTGCGGGTTTTTTTATGCCTGGAGGAAACCCCATGCCCAATGCAGGAGGCAGCTACGAAATCCGTGGCGGCAAGCGCGTGCTCGTGCACAACACCCAGCCCACGCCCGCAAAGCCCGCCACGGAGGCAAACACGCAACCCGCCGCGCCAGTGAAAACCGATTCAGCACCCAAGCCCGCTAAGGCAGCGGCCAAGCAAGAGGTAGATACCAATGAGTAAGCAATGGCGACGCCGCCTAGCCGTGGTGGCCGTAGAAACCCAGTACGGCGTAGCGCCTGACCCCGCCACCGCCACCATTCTGGAAGTGGTCATGCTGGACGCAGGCAACCCCTACGCAGGCAACACCGTCGAGCGGGAGCGCATGCGCTACGGATTCGGCAACTTCGAGCAGATCAACACCGGCCCCAGCGTTGAACGCCAAATTCGCGTGCCGTTTTCTGGCTCCGGTACCGCTGGCGAGCCGCCCGCGTACTCCCCGCTATTGCGGGCCTGTGCGCTGTCGGAAACCATCGACAACGCCACTGGTAGCGAAAGCGTCACCTACCAGCCCGTTTCTCAGGGCATGGATAGCGTCACAATCTGGTGGTACGAAGACGGCCAAGTGCAGGAAATTCGCGGCGCACGCGGTACCTATGAAATCGGCGCGGACGCCCAAAGCCTACCGTACTGGCAGTTCAACCTCACCGGCCTTTACAGTCGCCCCGAAAACGCCCCCACCGTGCAGGGCGTAGAAAGCACGATTGCCGGAGAAGTGCCGATCAACAAACAGAACAGCACGTTCACCCTGTTCGGCTACCCAGCCCGCCTGCAGGCGTTTAGCCAAAACGCAGGCAATCAGGTCGAATACCGCAACTTGGTAGGCTATGAAGGCGTGCACATCACCGACCGCCGCGTAACGGGCAACATCACCATCGAAGCCCCCGCGCTGGCCGACTTCAACGCGTTTGAGAAGGTCGAAAGCCACCAAGGGGTAACGCTGGGTGCTGTCGCGCTGACCCACGGCACCACCCCCGGCAACATCATCAAAGCCGAAGGGCTGCAGGCGCAGGCGGCCAACATCACGCCCAGCGACAACCAAGGCATCATGCACTACGGCATGGAAATTCGGTACCTGCCCACCGGCAGCAACGACGACGACGTGAAATACGTCTTCACCTAAACCAACCACCCGCAACGCCACGCCGCCCACTGAGGCGGCGTGTTTGTTTACACCTACCGCTATTAAGGAAAACACCATGTCATTAGTGCTGAAAAAGATCCCCACCACCACCGTGGATGTACCTGTTCATGTGCCGGGCGAAGAGAAGCCCTCCACCATCCAAGCCACCTGGAAGCTGCACGATTGGGATACCTACCGCGCTACGGTCGAAGCGCAACAGAAGGGCGAAAAGAACGACGAAGAGCTGCTGGACGACTTGGAAAATGTCACCGGCATTAAAGACGAGAATGGCAACGATCTGCCTTTTGACAAGGCACTGGTCGAGCAGCTCATGCAAACCACCTACATTCGCCGGCCGCTGATCCTCTCCTGGTTCGCTGCCCAAGAAGGCCGCAGCCAGGCCGCTGCAAAAAACTAACCGGCGCTGGCCAGTGGTGGGCGGGTGCCCGCTCAATTAAGGACCACACCGAGGAAGACGCCAAGGCGTGGGGCATCCAGCGCAACAAGCCCCGCGCTCCCGCGCCGGAAACCTATGGCGTGTGGGAAGAACACTGGCCAGCGCTGGAGCTGTTTCTGGCCATGCGCACCCAGTGGCGCGTGGTCGCGGGTATGGGCGGCGCTCAACATCAAGGCATCGACTACACCGCCCTCTACGGCCACCCAAAATTTGCACGGCTCGGGTTTGACGAGCAAGACGCGCTGCTGGCGCAGGTGCAGCACATCGAAGCGGGCGCCCTCGCCGCGCTGAACGACAACCCGATAGACGAAAGCGAAGAGCAGCAGCAAATAACGCAGGCCATTGAAGCCCGTCACCAGTTTCAGGTAGCCGCGCTTTTACAGCACTACGAAACAAGCATCACGCCCTAGCACCCGCTGGGGCTTTTTTATGCGCCTCGCACGGCGTAACCAACCAGAGTCCTCAGCAGTAAGGGCCCGGTGAGCGCGGTTAGCTCTGGGGCCGCTGTCTCTGTGCGACGGGCTCTTTCTACTGAGGAAACGAAAAATGAAACCGATGGTATTTGAAGGCACCGAGATTGAGTTGATTACCCGTGATGGCGAAGTGTGGGCAAGGGGTGTGCAAATTGCTCACGCCTTGGGTTACAGGGATGAAAGCGCAATAAGTCGCATCTATGCCCGTAATAAAGACGAGTTCTCTGACACTATGACCTGCACGGTCAAATTGACCGACCAGCATGGCCAGCGCAAAACGACACGCATATTTTCCCTTCGTGGCGCTCACCTGCTTGCTATGTTCGCCCGCACCAAAAAGGCCAAAGCTTTCCGCCGCTGGGTGCTGGATATTCTCGATGCCATCGCGAAGGGCGGCGAGTACGCCAAGCAGCAATGGGAGCAGGCACGTCAAGCGCTAGAAGATCGTCGCGAACAGGCGAGCGAAGAAGGGCGCGGGTTAGCCGCATGGCGTTGGAGTAAGCAGCCGCTAGAAGGCAATGAGCGCTACTGGCGGGAGCGGATGCAATTAACGCTACCCCTGTAAACCCAAACAGGTCAATCGACACCCTTGGGAAGCGCCCGCAACGCCACCATAATGAACAGGCAGCTTGACGCCTGCGCCGAGTTGGGCCAACATTCCCTTGCCGCTGCAAAATCAGTGGCTCGGGTGTGGTAGCCCGATTAGGTACAGGCGCACAGCGCCAATGGGCGCTTTTTTTGTGCCCGTTATGGCGGGCCGTGCGTGGGACACCTTCGGGTGTGCCGGGTTCCTGTATCTCCGGTCTACCACCCCGCGTACGGTTCGCCTCCATCATGTGGTAGTGATTAGGCGAACTCCATAAAGATACGGGAGTTAACAGCCATGACAGCTATCAACGCTACTCAGATTTCATCTCAGCCAGAAGCCTTTATCCATGCCGTTCAAGGCGCACTAAAGACAACCTCTCTAAAAGTGGCTGAGGCATTTGGCAAGCGTCACCGCGACGTGCTTCGCAAGATTGATACCCTTGATTGTCCTAGCGAATTTACATGCGCGCATTTTTGCGCTGATGTTCAAATCGTTAACTTAGGCCAGGGCGCTAAGCGTGAATCCCGCGTAGTAGAAATGGATAAAGACGGTTTCATGTTTCTTGTGATGGGCTTCACAGGTCATAAGGCCGCGCAGATAAAAGTCGCCTACATCAACGCCTTCAACTGGATGGCCGAGAAGCTAGGCCGCGCACCTACCAGCGTGGAAGACCGCAAGCCGCTCAACCGAGCCGTTCGCACGCTTGCCAATCTGCGCAGCGCCCAAGGCGAAGCCGCCGACTATGCAGGCATGTGGAAGTTGGTGAACGGCTACCTCGGAGTGCCCACGATTGAGGACGCCAACCAGGAACAGATCGACCGCGCCATGATGTTCGTACAAGACAGCATCGAACGCGAAACCCACAAGATCATCGAAGGCGATTACCTCGCACGGCAAACGCTGCCAGCCCCCGCCGCCGATGTGATCGATTACCCGTTAGCCCAGCAATGGGATAAATGGAAAGAGCATCAACTGGTCGGCATGGATGCGATGTACCATTCAGACCTTCGCCGCCTGCTGGCACAGCTCAGCGAAGCTGCCCGCACCGGCGCCACGATACAGGTGGCCAGCATTGCCAATGCGCAAGAGGAGTTCAAGGCGCTCATCCATCTCTGCGAGATGCGAGGCATCAAGAGCCGTCAACTGTCAGAGAAGCTGGCGCATATTCAAAACGTGCTGTCGGCTCGGTAAAACCTAGCCAAACTTAACCAAGTGCGCTACGTTCCCTGTTGGGGTGACTCAACGGGGAATTTGTCGTGGCTGAATTTTGCTTGGAATGTTCGATCCGCTACTTAGGGCCAGAGTCTGCTAAATACGCTGGCGGTCTTTGTAAGCGCGGGGAGACAGCAACAATGCTCTGCGAAGGGTGCGGCGATATTGTCGAAGTTGATCACGAAGGCAGGCTAGTGGGTAGCGAGAGATCTAATGAAAAAAGCACCAGATAGAGAGCGTTGGATTGGATGGGTGGCGCTGGCATGGACAATTGCAGCCATCGCGATCATTGGCGGCATTGTGGTAATTAGCACGGCAGGCTTTATAGAAGTGCCTCGCTCAAACAGCTTTGGAAGAATGGAAACGGTAAAAGAGCCCAATATTTTTATTTGGGCCATTGCTATTGGACAGGCTTTGAGCGCCACTATGCTGGCGGCAATATTCAGCATGATCAATAGCATTTATCAGAATTCTTGTGATCAGCTGGCTGGAGCGGTCTTTACAAATGAAGTCAGCAAAAAGCCTGAACGGATGCGAACCAAAGCTCTGCGCCTGACAACGGTTCCTGCTACAAGCCCATTGTCTAAAACGCTTTCTACTGGCGATATGGTGTTATCGTTCAACGGGAAGTCGGTGACATCACTGAAAGATGATGTGATTGATCACATCGTAACAGGCAAAAATGCGATGAAGATTTTGACGGTGGCGGGAGAGGAAAAGGAAGTTGAATTAGAGGTGGATCAGGATGCCTTTGCAGGGGTTAAGGGCGAAGCAGATTGGTTGCCTAAATACAAGAAACCGGTTGAAGGGCTAAGAGTTGCAAGCATACACAGAGCATCACCGCTTTCAGGCTTATTAAAAGAAGGGTACGTGTTGCTAAGCGTGAATAGTCAAGCTGCGCTGACAGAAATGGATGCTGCAAAAGCAGTCGTTAAAGGTAAGAACGTTATTGAGTTTTTGAATGCCGACGACGTTAAGCAGTCGTACTCTATTAGAATGGAGCCTGGACCATTGCATATTAAGTTCGAAACATAAGCCTATAGCCCGCCATCGAGCGGGTTTTTTAATGTCCGCTACTCAATAGACCCGCCAAGTGCGGGCTTTTTTGTACCCGCAATTTGAGGTCGCCCCATGGCTCAAACCTATAAAACTGGCTTAATCATTACCGGCGATGCCAGCGGCGGCATCAGGGCCATCAAGGCCACGGATGACGAACTAGGCAAGCTCAACCAGGGCTTTGACCGGGGTGCGCGCCGTAGCAAGCAGTTTACCCAAAACATTAACGGCACTAGCCGAGAGCTGCAGATGCTGCGCCGCGCCGCCGCGCCCATTGCGGGTGTTATTGCGGGCATGTTTGCTGCCAACTCGCTGCAAAACCAGATCAACTGGGGCGACCAGCTACAAAAAACCAACCTGCGCATTGGCGCTAGCACCGAGGCGCTGAGCCAGTACAACTACGTCGCCAGCCTCTCTGGCGTCGAGTTCAACCAGCTAACGACGGCATGGCAGCGCCAAACCCGGCGCATTGCCGAAGCCGCTGCAGGCACTGGCGTTGCGGTTGCGGCGCTGGATCGCCTCAACCTTAGTGCCCAAGAGCTGAACCAGCTGGCCCCAGAAGACCAGTTCGAGCGCATCGCGGAAGCCATGCAGGGCGTGGAAAACAGCAGTGAGCGCGTGCGCCTTGCCCAGCAGCTTTGGGATAGTGAAGGCGTGAAACTGGTGCAGATCGTCAACAGTGGCACCGATGCCATTGCTGCCATGCGTGCCGAGGCGGACGCGCTGGGCCTAACGATCAGCCAAGACACCGCCAACGTCATGGCAAGCTATAACGATGAAGTCGATCGCCTAAAGTTTGCCGCGCAGGGTGTCAGCCAAACGCTGCTTTCTGAGCTAGTGCCTGCGATGACGGCAGGGCTACAAAACGTCAATGCGTTTATCCAAGAGGTTGGCGGCGCAGAAGTGGTGGTTGGCCACCTCACTGATGGCGCTCAAGTGCTTGCCGCACTGCTGGCAGGCCGCTACGCGGGTGCATTCGCTACTGCTACGGCGGCAAAACTGGCGGCTACTCAGCAGTCTATCGCTTATCAAATGGCGCTGGCTCGCATGGCGGGCGTTAGCGCTACCGCGGCTGGCGCTCAAGCCTCACTGGCAGCGGCTACCCGTGGCGCTGCCGGGGCTATGGCGCTCATGGGCGGGCCGCTTGGGTTGCTAATTGGTGCGGGTGGCCTGCTGTATATGTTCCGAGAGGAGCTGGGTTTCGTTAAAGAAGAAGCAGGACTGACTGAGGATCAGATCCGTGAGTTGCGCGGCGAAATGCAGAATATGTCGCGCCAACAGATGGGCGACGCGCTGGGCCAGCTAAACGAAGAGCTGTCAGAAGCCACGCTAAAGGCCGCTGCTGCCCGTGAGCAGCTTGCACTATTGCGCGCTGAGCGTGACCAAGGCGAAGGCCCCCGCGCTGCATTCCGCGAGCTGGAAGCAGGCGGTTACGGTGCTGAAGTTGCCGCGCTTCGTGCGTTACAGGAAGCCGAGGCCAATCTAACCGAGATTGAGCAGCGCCGAAACACGACGTACCGCGAAAGCATACGCCTGTGGAAGGAGCGGCAGGAAGCGCTACAACAGATAACCGAAGACACAGACGACAACACTGGCAGCACAGACAACAACACCCGCAGCACCCGCGAAGCTGCCAAACAAACCACCAGCCTCGCCAACAGCTACGAAAACCTGCTAGACCGCATTCAGCCCAACCGCCGCGCCGCACGGCAGTACGCGCAGGACGTGGGCACGCTGAATTTGGCCCTGGCCACGGGACGCATCAATGCCGTGCAGTACATGCAGGCCATGGGCATGCTGCAGGAGTCGTTTCAGGCGGCCCAGCGGGAGACCGATAACCTCGCCACCGCCTCAGAAGACGCCAGCCAGCGCATCGCCAACAGCTTCCTCAGCTGGGAAACCGTCGCGGATAACACGCTGCGCCGTATTGATGATTCCGGCCAAAGCTTGTGGCTTGGCTTGATCGATGGTTCTGAAAGTGCGCTCGATACTGTGAAGCGGGGCTTCCAGCAAACGCTGGCAGAAATCGCCCACATGCTCACCACGCAAAAACTGACCTTCCAAGTCGCGGGCATGATGGGGCTAGACACCACCGGCATGCCCGGCGGGGGTGGCGGCTTCAACCTCAGCTCGCTAGGCTCGCTCAAAAACGGCTGGGATACCGTGAGCGGCTTGTTTGGTGGTGGTAGTGCAGCGAGTGGCGGGCTATACGCCAATGCGCTCACGGGCAGCGCGGCAGCAGGGGGCTTATACGCTGGTGC